GCTTGTTGCTCTGCATAATAATTAACTGTAACCTGTGCTGCATTTGTCATTGCAGTTACTGCTTCATTTACTTTAGTTATTGCTACATTAGCCAATGTATCTGCTGTCTGTACAGCTACTGATAGATTCTGATTTGCAGTTGCAAGGTTCTGCTGCTCTGTTGATAAGGTTTGATTAGCATTAGTTAAATTTGTTTGAGCAGCTGTTAGATTTGTCTCTGCTACTACCTTTTCTGCTGTAACAGTTGTTAATACTGCTGTGCTAGCAGCAAGATCAGTAGTGGCTGCTTGTAATGCTGCTACCTGTTGTGGTGTAGCAGATGATGTTGAGAACTCTGATGCTGGAATTACTTCCCAAGTTGAGCCGTTATATCTACGTAATGATACAGCTGCTCCTCCACCATTTTCGTAATACCACATTTCAATGGTCTTTCCAACACCAGCAGTAGTTTCTACATCTGCTGTAGACCCTCCACCGCCCTTGTCAAACCAGTCATTGATAACGGTTTGGCCGTCTAGCTTTAAAAGAACTCCGTCATCTGCGGGTGCTGTAATATATTGCGTTCCAGTAGTTTGTGGAGTCCAGATACCATCCCATTTAACTTGAAATCCTTCTGTAATTGTTGTAGTTCCTTGCTTAGTTGCAGACACATTGTCTACTCCATAGTAGTCCCAATTTGCTGGTATATTTATAGATGCAATCTTTTTGCCTTCTGGGGCAGTAATAACTTCTTGATGCACATAGCTAGGGTATGTTGAGTTAACATTATCTTGAATATTAAAAGTGCTTGTAGTTCCATCAGTGTATGTAACTACTGCATTATGATCTCCATTTTTAGCAAAGACTTGGAAGCTTGCTGCAACTGTATTTGCTGGCATGGTAATAAGAGTATCTGCAGTTGATCCTCTAAGGGTTAAGGATGGATCTTGTCCAGGACCAGGAAATCCAATAGATCCAATATATACCTGATTATTATTTGTAGTTGAAACTGGAGTTCCATTTACTGTAATGCCTATCTCAGTGTTTAGTATATTATTAGCAAATGTTTCGGTTACTGTTGTTGTCCCGCCATTTACTGTTGGTCCTCCACTACCCCACTGCTCATTAATTCCATTTGTATCTTTTCCAGTGTAAACAACTGTTCCTTCTCCAACTGTGGGAGAAGCTCCATTATCTGCGCTGTCAATAACTGTTATATTTAGTCCAGGAGAGGTATTTGCATTTACTACTGCTGTGGCAGACTCTACCACCTCTGCCTTTACCTCTACTACTGCCGTCTGAGATTCAACTGCTGCTGTTGCTGTAGCCAATGTAGCAGTTGCTGTGGCGACTGTTGCTGTAGCTGACTCAACTACTGTTACTGCTGTAGCTACCACTGCTGTCTGTGAATCAACATTAGACTGTGCTGTTGTGGCAACTGCTACGGCTGTCTCTGCAGATTGAATAGCAGTATTCGCTTCTGACACCTTTACTGTTGCCTCTGCTACTGCTGTGGCTATAGGCTCTTGAGTTGTAGCAATTTGGGTAGCAGTCTGAGTATCTGTGTTTGGCACATTCGCTTGAATTGTAGATATGATCGCATTGCCTTGTGTTTGAGCTGCCGCCTGTAGTGTTGTTTCTGCTATCTCGACCTTAGCGGCAACTGTCTCAACTGTAATAGGAGTGGTTGCTGTGGCCGTATCTGAAGATGGATTTGCTGGTGTTACTTGAACAGTAACTTCTTCAGCATGTGCATTGCTTGGTCCAAAAAGAAAGAGCCAGCCGATTATAAAAAGGCTGGTTAAGGTATACTTTAACTTTCTAGTCAACTAGGTATCTCCTAAGTAATGCAATATCTTTGCTTACTTAGCAATTATAGCAGAATGTTAATTTAAATTACTTAACATTATCTGTTTTGTAAAATCCATTACCTTTAAACTGTATTCCAAAAGGTGTGAAATGTCTTTGTAATCTTTTACCACAACTTACACATAGATAGTTAGGTTCAACTGATGTTATAGATCTTTCCTTAGACACTATATTGTCTGGAGAACACTCACACTTATATTCGTAAATAGGCATTACTTACCGCTCTTTTTTCTCTTTTCTGCTAAGGCTGCAAAGTCTTTGACCTTAGTTTCTCCCATGTATCCCCACGCATAACCGTCTTCAATCATCTGTTCATTAACTGATTTTGTGTTTCCATCTAAATAGACCCATCCAAGAATTCTCCCATACTTTTCTGAACTATCTGGCTTTTCTGTTTTTACAACTATATCTTTTGCGTCTTTAAACTTAGACTTAAGATATTCTTTTGACTCTAACCCAAGACTTTTTTCAAATTTATCTGTTGTTCTAGACTCTGGCGTATCTATACCTGCTAACCTAAGTCTTTGAGAATATGAGATGCTGAATCCAAGATCAATGTCAACATCAATAGTATCCCCGTCCACTATTTTTGTGACTTGTTTAACTCTGTATTCAAACATCATTCTCCTTAAATTATAAAGAGCAGTTTGAGGACATGCTCAGGTCCATCCTTCGGGTAGCGACCCGAATAGCCTGCGACTCCCCAGTGACGGGGTGCAGACTTATATTATACTATTTATTTGATTTTGATGGTCTTTGGCTTTTTATCTTCTGGGACTAATCGGCTAATGTTGATATTAAGCATGCCGTCCTTTAACGATGCGCCAGACACTTCCATGTATTCTCCAAGGGCAAAAGATCTTGTAAATTTACGAGCAGCGATTCCTTTGTGCAAAACCTCTGCGTCTGTAACCTCAACAATTTCTCCAGATACTACAAGGGTGCCGTTGTCTACGGATACGGTAATATTGTCCTTTGTGAATCCTGCTACTGCAAGAGATACGAGATATGTGTCATCATCTAGCTTTAATACATCATACGGTGGATATGATTGGCGTGATGCAGCATTGTGCACATTAGCCATTCTTTCAATCTCACGATTAAAGCCAATAAAAAATGGATCCCTAAAAAGATCCATAGCGAATTGTGTTACCATTTTATTCCTCCTTCAAGCGAATAAGTTAATTTGTTTAGGCCCCTTATGGCGACCTAAATATATTATATCAAAAAATTAATTACCCTGCAATTAGTCGTTTGGAATATCCTTAAAGTCCATTTCTACAAGGCCTCTGAGCTTTGCTATTTTCTTACCTTCTTCAGTAAGGTGAAGCGTAGCCTCTAAGTTTTCATCATATTCTACTTCAACTAAGCCCTGCTCATATAATTCCATAAGAGATTTATCTACGTATTCTATATGAGATTGCCATAATTCTGGAGCAATGTCTTTTGCAAGCTCGGTTATACTATATATCATTTCTCCATTTTCGTCCAATCTGATAAGTTTTGTGGCATCCTTGGAGGCCTTATCATGTTTGTAGATATTGTATCTTCTTCTTCTCTATCCCACTTTAAAGAATCATAAGTGTGTATATCTATTGTTTCGTTATTTTGAGGTCTACTTCTGCTTATAGCATTATAAACAGAACCGCAAACTGCATCCGCCAAGTCCTTCGATCCTTTTCGTGGGTGATCAACTCTATCTCGCATAATTTTTAATTGAAGCAGTTCGTCTACCAGAAGTTTAATTGCTGGTCCACTAAGTCTATCTTCTGCTACTACCATAGCCATATCGTCATAATGTTTTTTGGCTACAGATAAAGTTTCTGTGTTAATTCCGTATTGTTTTAATTGTTGCATCATATCATGAGAGTTCCATCTATCAAAAGTACAAACTCTTATTTTAAATCCTTTAGTCCTAAGAGACAAAATATAATCTTTAACTTCAGTAAAATCTACAGACTTGTCTGGCGTAGGCGTCCAGTATCTTACCGCATCTATCTCTACAATTGGTGCTGGCTGAGAGTATGTATCAGTTACCTTTACGTTAACCCACTTTTGAACATGTGCCATAGCAACTGCACAATGGTCATGTTTTTGTGCAAGGTCTACGTGAAGGAAGTATTCTTTATCTGGATCTGGTGCAAACCAATCTTCAAATCTTCCAAAATTATCTACGGCTAAAGCCATATTGCTAAAAGCTTTTTCAATCTTCTCCCTTGATTTAAAAAAGGCATCAATTGCTTCAGAAGGCATACATGCAAATCTCCCTAAAGCATCTGGAGCATTTTTATAAAATGCTACTTTAAAATCATCTATACTTCTTGTTGGATTTATTTCCCATGTAGGCCTTCTTAGTGCGTACATTCTTGGATACTTGTATGAAAGTATATGATCTTCTTCCCATTCAATATCAAATTCATTGCCTTCTGTTCCATCTGGAAGGTTATCATCTAGTTTAAAGTGATGTGTTCTAGTAATAACTTCTTTTTCTGCAACTACGTCGTCATATCTTTGTTGAATATAATCATTTTTATATCTAGGGAAAGAAAGAAGAATTACTTTGCCATAGTCTGGAAAACGTGAATCAACTGATGCACGATACATCTCATAGATAAGACTTCCTGTCTTTGCCTGTTCATGACCAGTTGTATTTTCTACGCTAAAACCAGAAATTTCGTCTAGAATAACAACAATAACGTTATACCCTTCCCAAGCTTCACGCTCTGAGTGTCCTGAGTGAACTGTAATATTTTTGTTAAATTTAATTTCAGAAGCTTTTTCTGTATATTTTCCAACAAACCACTGACACTTATCTATGCGTGTTCTAAATCCTTTAAAGAATACGTTATTAGCTTGCTGTGCGTTAATAGCAATATTGATAATATCAATAGAGTCTCCAGGTGGCTTTCCATAATACGATGCTGGATCCTTAAGGCATAACAGTAAATATACTATATAGGCTACTGATATTGTAGAACAGTAGTCTTTTCCAGAACCTTTACCCAATTGAGCAACAACTTCATTTGCTGTTTGCTTAAACATTCTCTTGCCTTCTTCTTCACCAAATAACTTAATGAGCGTGGACTCTTTATAGACCTGAGAAGACTTTTCAATTAATATATATTGATATTCAGAAAGAGGCGGAAGCCCAAGGTAATCAGGGCTTGTTACGAATGTACGAAGATCAACTGGGCGCTCATCAAACTCTTCGCCGTCCAGCATGTCAATTAAATCATTAAAATCTAAATCCATTATATTGACCACCAACCCTGCGGTGTAGATTTACCGCTATCAATCCATTCTTTATGAAGCTTTGCTACTTCTTTCCAATCAATGCTGTGTGTAGGCAGGCCACATTTTGGACACAGCTTAGTATCCATTTCTTTGTAAACATGCTCACAGAACATTAGCCTCTTCTTCATTTAGTACAACTGGTTCAACAATACCAGTAATTTGAGAAAGTCTCTTTGCTACATCCATCTTACACTTGGGGCAAGAAGCAGTAACCTCTTTTAATATTTTTACAAGAATGTCTTGCTTGCGTTCTGTTTCTGCAATTTGATTTGCTAATTCAGCATTATCTAATAGGCCAACTTCTTGCAGCATACCAATTCGCTTGCCTTCAATATCTGCAATTAATTTTAATGCCCCTGATTTAACGGTTATTACCTTTTAGCAGTTCTTCAACTACTTTATTCATGCGATCAAAATGATCAGCTAATTCAATTTCAGACATATGTTAGAGTATACTCTTAGTCGACTAAAAAATCAACTGGATTTAGCTATTTTATATAATACTAGGTACCCTATAAGATCATCAATATCATTATCTCCTGCAAAGCCTTGATTATTTTTAACTCTGTTTAATTTATCATCAATTCTAACCTTTAGTTGCTCTACGCTATCCGCCGTCGAAAATATTCTGGCTGGCTCCAAAGCTGAATTACCGTATGATATATTCTTTTCAATAAGCATGTGTGCAATTTCATGGCAGGTTGACCATATCTTATTTCCCGCAGGAGCACCTACAGACCTTAAATATAGATCACTACAATTAAAAGTTATTACATCCTCAAATACTGGCTTTAACATTATTTAGTCCTCATTACTGCAATAAAATGATCGTCTATAGGATTATTTGGATCTGTTGTGTGTTCGATGCTATCCATTATAAAATATTTTTCTAGAATTGGCAAGACCTTTGTTTCAGAATGGTCAATCCATGTCCTACTATGTATAACTATTTTATCAGTAATATTAGAGATATCATTTAAATATTCGTTTAGCTCCGAGTCTTCTATGTGTTGAAATACAAGGCTGGCAAGAACTAGGTCAAATTTAAAACTTTTAACAGTACTCCAGTCTGATGTATATAATATATTGCTTGACTGGTTTTCTGCTGGAACTAACGAAATCATACTTGGTAAATCAAAGCCTACAACTTTTCTATAATCTTTAGTCATAGCACGAGTATTTCTTCCTACCCCACATCCAAAATCTAGTGCATATTGATTATGACCTTCTGAGCTTTTAGTCAAGGATATTACCTCGTCATAAACTGGCATGTTTTTAAACTCTCCAGTGTATCCAGTTAAAATTAAATCTCCTGCTGTTTCTTCGTTAGCATTGAGCCATATATCTTTACTCATCGTTTTTTAATTAGTCCAAACTTATCTAGGTATCTCTGTATTGTCATTGCAGAGACCTTACACTCATCGGCAATTTCAGTTACCGTTTTTTTCTGAACTACATATCTACGATACAGCCATATCTGACTTTGGTATAATTTCATCGTTCAGTCAACACCTTATTGGCATAATGAGCAATTCCAAATGAATCTGCTACGTCAAAATCGTTTAGCAGAATCCCATACTTATTGTTAAAATAATCTACTGTTCTTTGTTTACGCATATTACGTAGTTGAGTTTTATACCATGAATCGGCATAACCTGGATTCTTTACTCTTATTGCCTGCTTCTCATCTTTTGTTGGGTTCTTATTGCCGATATATGCCTGCCAAGAACTAGGGGATATAGTAATAACGGAAGCGCCAGTAGACATAAGCTCAGCAATGACAACACCATAGACATATGATAATTTTATCACAGCGTCAGGGGATCTGACAAGGATTGCTCCTTCTACTGCAATATAATCAGCCTTTAACTCATCAAGCATTACGTGCATTTTCTTTTTAGAATCATATATTTTTTCATATATATCTGATCCAACTAAATTAATCTTGCCCCATTTTAACGGCTTATCATTTTCCATAAGGCAGAATGCTACAGAGTTCGTAGAAGCGTCTATGCCAAGAACCCTGTTTGCTTTGGTTTTTACTAGGTCAGCTAATTTCATCTAGCATTCCTTTAATTTTACTTCTTTTTGTTATATCTATTTTTTTCTGGCATGAAGCACACAATGGCGTATCATTATATCTACTTAATTGAGATCCGCATTTTTTACACCCACGAGTTGCCCCATTACGTATAGCCTTTTTTTCATAATACTTTTCCATAATGCGTCTATTTGTTGCAACTCTGCAACATTCATCTGTACAGTACTTTTGATTATGAGTTTTTGGATTAAATTCTTTAGCACATTCCTTATTAGCACATATCATAGTTTTGGAACCTTGTATGTTTCTATTTGAACTGTTCCTATTAATCCAGAGTAACACTCTTTCTTAATTGGGCAATATGTGCAAGGCATCTTAGATTTTGATGCTCCTTCTGGACGCATTGGCAGATCGCCTTCTTTAAAGTTATCCCATACTTCACACATCCACAAGAATGTCTCTTCAATTATTTGAGTATTTTTTTCATTCATAGATACTGGAATAACAATCAGCTCTTGGGTATTTTTATTTTCGTATAAGAAAAATCCCTCTTTGGCATTCTTTAGTTTCATGTATGTCAGAAGCTGTAGCAAATGGTTGGCTGTAGGCTTCATCTCTGACTGTCTAGCATCCCACACTTCTTGCTTAGCTGTTTTAATTTCTCCAATTACGGTTTCGCCATCGTACTCCATAATTAAATCTATAAATCCACGTATAGGTGGATACTCATTAATAATCTCTTCTTCTTCTGCTCTAAACTCTGGCATAGTAGCAATAAGCTTTTGAAGTCTTTCGTGAGCCTGAGTTCCTTGTGCCATATTAGCAACAGCCACAGCGTCATTGTCATCAATAAACATTGCACCGCTAAATGCCATGTACCAGTATCTAGGGCATGTGCCATGACCATATCCTAAAGAGCTTGGACTGAATGACTTCTTGGTCATCTCTCCGTCTGCACGTTTTGTATTTCGGTATGACTCATCAAGCAACTGTGCAAACAGCTCTGGATCAAAGTGCTTGCCTGTGTGCTTTTTAAACTTAAGGTTTTTTACTATATCTCTACCCATTATGAATTGTACCTAACGACATACTTAAGTGCATCTACAAGTTTGTCTATGGACTCCTTTGCTGAATAATAAATATTTTTCTTATTGTTGTTTGTTGTGCCAGCTTTATCTTTAGCTATAGTAGAATAATAAGAAGCCATCATGGAAAACTTTGTAGACATGGCCTGAAGCTCAATAATTAAATACGGAGCTTTTGCTGAAGGTACATCTGGATTCATAAGCAGTTTAACAACAATTGCTAATGCTCTATCTAATTGCTCATCTGCCATATATTCATGAAGATCATTAAACTCTGTTATTGAACTAATAAGCTCAAGGGTGTTCTTATCTTCCGCCATGCTTTGCTTTCTCTTTCTTATCTAATTTGTCTATAAATAAACCAAGTGGGTACCCGATTAAAAAACCTATTGCAATTCCCGCAATTAAAAACATTTCCATTATATAAACCTCTGAACTATTCCATAGCCTATCCAAAGCCCTACAATTCCCATCAATCCAGCAAACACTGGTGGGGCTGGAATAGGAAGTCTAAATATACTAAACACTGCACCAACTGCTGCACCAACTAATGTTGTTAAAAGTATTTCTCTCATATTATTTACTTAACCACCTTATGCTTTGCCTTGTACGGGCCAAGGTCAGCCTTTACGGTCCCATCTTTTCTAATCCTGACAATTCTGCCATCCCTAATAATAGTTTTATTAAAAGGTATCTTATTACTTGATCCCATTGTTATCCTCCCAGAACTGTATTAGTTCTTCTAAAACTGCCCATTCAATGATCCCAAGACGAACCTTGGAATCTGTTCCAATAATAATCTTTAATGCTGGATGCATATCTCTGCTTACTTTAAAGGTATCTGTACAAATCTTAGACCATACTGGTTTGTTTAAAGTAAATGATGCAGAAGCTTCTTTATAATCAACTACAAATTGCTTCCACTTGGCATCGCCTTTTTGATAATCACCACGCCCACTATTCTTTTGAGCTTTAGCACCATCACGTTTTACTTCAGATCTTTCAGACATTAATTTACCTTAAATGAATTTGCATGACCATTTGGACATTCCCAAGTCATGGTTAAAGAAAATGCATTCCAAAAATATTCTTCTGCGTCTTTATCGCATTTAGAACAAGGCTTCTTTCCACCAAATCTTTCTATCTCTGGCGGCTGAATCTTTTCTTTTGAAAAAAATTCATTAAGATTTGGCACGAATATCCTCTTGTAGTTTTTCAACTACTTTTGAATTTTCACGAAGATACTGCACTGCTTTTGCTCTTCCTTGAAATCTTTCTCCGTTAACCGTATACCAGGCGCCACCCTTTTCTACAATTCC